GCTGGAAGTGGTTGCCGGGGATGCTGGCGCTGGAGTCGTACGACTGGCGCTGGCCTGCGGACGGGTCATCTGGCACCGATATCCACCGCTACAGACTCGATGTTGCAGAGCCCGACTGGTACCCCGATGGCGTGCCTACATGGTTCGGCGGCAACCAGGGGTTAACATGGTGCTGCGAGGTCGGCTGCGAGGGCGAATGGGCACCAGACCTCAACGACCCGGCAACGCAAGGCGCGATCATGTTCGGGATTCTGGCGCCGCTGGGATGGCGCGCTATCACATCCGGCGACTCGATGTGCCTGGAGGACAAAAGCGGGCAGCGCGTCCCGTGGGCGCTCGCGCCGCAAGCCATCGAGGCCGCGCTGAGGATGGAGGGGTGATGGGACGCACCAGACAGATCAGCACCAGACTCACCGAGGCAGAGCATGGGCACCTAAGGTTGATCGCAGGCTTGCACGGGATCACGGGGCAGGCGTTGATCGTGCGGTTGATAGGAGTTGGACTGTCTGTGCTCGAGGCTGAGTGTGCTGCCTGCCCAGCGATGCCGCCTGGATCGTTCGATGGTGTAGAGTTGGCGCATGGCGGCGAGCGAAGAAGAGAGGCGCAGGGTGGCGCAGGCTAAGGCCGAGGGGATGAGCAATGTCCGCGCGGCCAAGGCTGGCGGCGTGACAGAATCTGCCGTTCGGCATTGGCTGAAAACAGACCCAGAGTTCTCGCGAACTATCGCGACCCTCAACGCGCAGATCAGAATGCAGAGCGCGGAAACCCTAGGAGTTGCGCACAGTAAGCTGCTCAAGAAGCTCAACGACGACGACGACACAAGCACCGCCAAAGACCTTTCGATGATCTGGGCCAACGCTGCCAAGCAGGCTACCGCCGAGATGCCTGAGCCGGTCAACGCCGAAGCTCGGAAACAGTACGCCAGCGAGGATGAGGCGCTGAGAGACCTGGCAGCCAGGTTGACGCCTGAGCAGCTGGCGAAGCTCAACGAGATGAGCGCGGGTTGAGCCTGTTCGCCGCTGCGGATGACTGGTGCGGATATGAGGCCGATCCGTTCGCGCGGTACAAGCCCCGCCCATCGCAAGACGCATTCCACAGACTCAAAAGCAACCTGCGGCTCTTCAGGGCGCCCAACCAGGTCAACGGCAAGAGCTACGCAGGAGCCTGGGAGGCGCTTGCAGTTATGCTCGGCAGGCACCGCCACAGGGACGTGAAGCCGCCGCCGGTCAAGGGAATGCTGGTCCCCTATTCGGATGATTCGTGCAAGGCGATCGAGGAGAAAGTCTGGGAGCTGTTGCCGATCGGCGCTCTGCATCCGGAGTGCCGCTACGATCCGGATCGCGGTTTCCGGGTTGGCAAGAAGCGCGTGTTGAGGCTCAACAATGGAAGCTCGATGGGCTTCATTTCGCAGAAGGCCGGCTCGATGGCCAGCGCCGGCCAAACACTTGACTTTGTCTGGTTCGATGAGCCTCCAACGCCTGAGATCTTCGCAGAAGGCCAGGCCCGAGTCAGGGCAACCAAGGGGATCATCTGGCTCACGTTGACGCCGATCGGCCGCCCTTGCGGCTGGCTCAGGTCAATGGTTGGCGACGATGTGATCCAAGAGGTAGTTGGCCAGTTCACCGAGGAGGATACTGGGCTAACCGCCGACGAGCTTGCGCAGATCGTCCGCGAGACCTTGCCCGCACAAGTGCCCCAGCGCTGCTATGGGCGATGGGACGGCGTCACGCCTTCGCGCTTCTATGCGAGCTGGAGCGATTCTTGGGTGCTGCCGCTCGATCATGAGCTGGGCGTCCGGCGCTGGATGGTGCTGATCGGGATCGACCATGGCGAAGGTGCGAAGAAGCAAGTAGCGCTTCTGCTGCTCTTCGATCCTGACTCTGGAGATCTGGTGTGCTGGGACGAGACGATCAGCGACGGCAAGACAGACTCGCTCCGTGATGCACTGGCGATCGTGGACATGCTCGAGCGCCATGGGATGGTGCCTGAGCAGGTTGACGACGCCAGAGGAGACCACAACAGCGCAGGCAAGAGCGAGGCCGGAATGATGGCCAATCAGATGCTCGAGCAGGCCATAGCGCGGCATCTGGGCCTTCCGATCAGCAATCCTCCGATGAGAATCATCAACGCTCGGAAGGGGCCCGGATCTGTGGAGGCTGGATGCGGGCTCATTCACCGCGCGATGGTGCGAGGCAACCTGCGTGTATCTGCGCGCTGTCCATCGCTGATCAGCCATTTTGCACACTGGAAGGGACCGCGGGACGGCAGCGCAGAGAACAAGGAGCTGAGCCACATTGGCGACGCAGCCCGCTATGCAACGCGGAATGTGCTGGACACCAGAGAGCGCGGGCTCAGGGTGCGCCTGCGCTAGGCCTCCTCCGTCACCTTGCGGATCCATGCCGCAGTGCTCATCCCTGCCGCCTGAGCCTTGCGCTCGCACGCTTCCCAAGCTGAATCGGTCCAGCGTGCGGCGCGTTGCTTGAGCCGGTCTGCTGCGGGCAGGGGTGGGCGGCCCAGGCGCGTGGCCTGGGATGCTGTGGCGTCGGTCAGGCGGTCTTTGAGGGGGCGGGTCATGCGCTGAGCCTTCCTTCTGTGAACCAGGACCAGGCATCGCTCTGGTCTGCTTTGCTCAGGGTTCCGCATTCGGTGTCTGCTGCGTTCATCTCTCGCCAGGCCCGCTCATCCCCTTCGTAGGTCCCGAGCTTCTCAGCGGCAGCCACACGAGCTCCCCACGCGCGCCAGGACCGCCAGCCGCGAACGGCGCGACGCCGGCTCACGTCTGGGGCCAATCACCCCAGACCGACACGGGCCGAAGGTCGTCGCCCTCGCGACGCTTCTCCTCGTGGACGTGGATGCCCGCAGCGCGGACCGCCTCGGTAAGGGAGCAGCCATGCTCCCTGCGGTACTCAAGGAGCCACAGCCTCAGGTTGTGGTTGGGGTAGTGTGGGGCCTGGTTGATGGTCTTGAACATTGTCTCTGTCTCCCTGGCCGCTCAGTGCGACCGTGGGTATACCCTAATCGAGATATCGCAGAAGTACAAGGGAGATATTAGAAAAAGGTGTAGAACGAGAAAAAGCCCCGAAGGGCTCCTCTGATTAGATGGCGGCGCAGGTCAGGGTGCGGCCGTTGATGTGGCGGGCGAAGCCGTTGTAGCGGCCGACGTAGCGGCCCGCCTTGATGGACGCCGCGACCGAGGACGCTGCGGTGTATGCGGCGTCGATGGATGCGGACGTGCCGTCGTCCTCGATCTTTGCCACTGGGATGCGGCCGGCGGAGGTGACTGCGAAAACGAGGTATCCGCGGTTAACGCCCTCGATGGATGCGGGGTAGCGGCCTGCGGTGATGGTGTAGGTCTTGGTCACGTTCTCAATCTCCGTTGCGGGTTGGTTGCTGTGTCCCGCTGACAGGGATAGTTATAAGATATCCTTGAACTGTGGTCAAGGGGGATATCGAAGAAAGTTGAGAAAGCTCCCAGGGCGAGACTCTTGCGCATTGCAAGCGCTTCCGCGTATCCTTGCCGAGTGCAGACCCTGACGAAGACCCCGCCGCTCCCTGGCGATGCAGAGGAGCGCGATCGGCGCGCGCATGCTGCGAAGGGTCGCCGCATTCTGTCCGGCCAGTGGGAGGGCGATCTGCGGAAGGCGGTTGATGACTTCTTCCCAGAAGAAACCGCGCAGATGCTGGACGGGACGATCGATCTGTCCAAGAACGTCCTGGGCCGCACGGCCACAGAGATCAGCGTCCAGTATCACCGGATCCCGCTGATCTCAGCGGAGGACAGCAACGAGCAGGCCGTTGAGAGCTTTGCCAGCCGGCTCGATGCCGCTGGTGTATGGCAGATGGCGCAGAGCAACCAGCGCAGCACTTGGGGGATCCGCGAGGGCCTGATGCGCGTTGACTATGTCCTCCCTCGAGGACGGCTCCAGGTTCGGTCTGTGCCTGCTGATCTGGTCTTCATCGAGGCAGACCCGCAGAGCCCAGACCTGCCGATCCGAGTCACAGAGGCCAGGGTCCGCAGCATCGCCCGCGGCGGCGAGGCCAGCGATCGATGGACCTGGGATGTGGTGGACATCAGCGATGCTGAGAATCCGACATACAGGGTGATGCTGCCTCCCGATGATCCCAACTCCTCAAAGGCGCCAACAGACATCACCGAAGAGGTATTAGGTGGCGAGTTCGATGGCGAGGCGTTCCCATGGCGGATCGAAGGCGTGCCAGTCCTGCCTTATCTGCTGTATCACGCGCACCGAACCGGAAGACTGTGGGACGGCTGGCGAAACTCTGAGCTGATGGCAGGAACGCTCAGGGTTGGCGTCTACTACACGCACCTTGGTTTTCTGATGCGGGACTGCGCGCATCCCATCCGCTGGGCAGCTGATGCCGTGGTTGACGGCACAGAGGACCGCGGGACAGGCGGCGGCAAGCGCAAGGAGGTCCACGTCAACGCGGCGTCTTTGCTGATGCTCAGGAGCACCAGCACAGGAGGGATCCAGACTGGACAATGGGACGCAGGCGCAGATCCTGAGCGGACCCAGCTGGCGATCCGCGAATATGAGCGATCGATCCTGATGGACGCCGGCCTCGAGACCGATGACACCCAGCGGAACGGCTCAGCCCAATCGGGATGGGCCATCGCTCTGAAGCGCTCAAGCGTCCGAGAGAAGCAACAGGAGATGGAGCCCAACTTCCGCCAGCAGGACGAAGTGTTGCTTGCTCTGGCGGCCAGCTTGCTCAATGTTCACGAAGGCGCCGGGCTTCCAGAGACTGGATGGTCGATCACCTATCGCGGCCTCCCTCTTTCGCCAGTGGAAGTCGAGACGCGCACCAAGCAAGCGATGGCCGACATTGAGTTGGGGATCGCGTCGCCCGTTGATCTGGTGCTGGCGGCCAACATCGGCTGGACCAGGGACCAGGGCAAGGATCGGCTCAGGGAGATCCGCCAGGAGAACGCAGAGTTTGGCAACCGAGGAGCAGGACCATGAGCGACGGCCCGGCAACATTCACGCAGGCGCAGGTTGATAAGCTGATCAAGGAGCGGACCGCGGAAGTACGCGAACAGCGAAACGCGCTGCAAAAGCAGATCAACGACAAGGCCGCAGAGTTCGCGCAGCTCGAGAAGCAGGCCAACGGTTGGAAGGCGCAATGGGAGGCGGGCCAGGACGCAGGCGAGAAGCTGGCAGCGCTACAGGCTGAGCACGACGGCGCGAAGACCACATGGAGCAGAGAGCGGATCTTGCTGGGCTCGCTGGGCTCGAGCTACGACGAAGACGTGGCGGCCGTCGTGATGGCGAAGTACGGCAAAGCCGAGAAGCCTGGCGAGTTCGCTGACTGGTACGCGAGCACAGGATCTCAGCTGCCCATCGTGCGCGCCATCGCTCCACAGCAGCAGGCGCCATCTGAGGCCAGCAACGGCGCAGAGCAGGCGGCGCCAGATCCTGTCGCTCCCAAGCCCACAAACGGCGCCCCGAACGTCGGCGCAAAGGTCAGCCCAGGACCAGACCAGCCGCACACTCGCGGCAAGTTCCGAGACATGGATCAGGCCAATTGGGCGAGCACTCGCGAGCGCTACGGGCTGAAGCCCAGGCCACAGAGATAATTGACAGAGGGCGGCCGCTGGCCGCATTGTAGAGAGCACAACCCGCGCAGCCATCAGGTCTAGCTCACCGGAACGAGCGAGGCAAAGCGCCCAACAGGAGGACGATCCTCCGAGGATGACTGATGGCTGATGAGGTAACTTTTGCAGGGTTCAAGGCCGATGCCGGTCTTGACGAGATCCTTAACCGGCTGGTCCATGAGGACCTGGTTGATCGCGCTGATCTCCTGATGACCGCAACGCAGATCGGTGATCTGAGCGGATCGGGCAGCGACACGATCAAGACTCCAGCATTCCAGCGAAATAACGCGATGGTGGCTGCGGGCGAAAACGTGGCGGCCGTCAATCAGGCGGTTGCCAAGCGGTCCTACACGATCGCCGTCGCTCGCCAGACGATCGCTTTTGAAAAGTCTGACTTCGCTGGGATCCTTGGGATCGCAGGCGTCGATCTGCCTCGCCTTGTCGCCATGGTCGTAGATGCTGCGAGCTTCCGGCGCACGGACATCATTGCGGCCCTGTTTCCCTCCTTCACCACTGCGAAGGGCACCAGCGGCGCGGTCTTGACTGTTGACGACATCTACGAAGCGCAGTTTGCGCTGACCATCGCGCTCAACAGCGCCGCTGGGATCGTGGCAGCGCTCAAGCCCAAGCAGCTGACGCAGATCCAAGACGATCTGCGGAATGAGGGCGGCGCTGTGCAGTTCCTGCCGGCCACTGGCGCAATGCTTTCGGCCAAGGGCCAGGGCTTTGCGGGCAGCTGGAACGGGCTGGACTTCCACTCGGTGGACAGCGTCACAGATGACACCACGGACTTCAGCGGTGCGATGTATGGACCGGGCGCCCTTGCCTATGCCACTGCATCCGCCCAGGAGGCCGCTGGCTCCATTCCGATCCCAACCGGCTCGAGCATCTTTGTGGAGGCTGAGCGCACTGCGCGCCAGGCTCTCAGCTCGGTTGTTGGCCATGATTATTTCGGCGCCGCGATTCAGGAGAACGCCCGCGGCGTTGAGTTGAACAGCGGAGTCTGATGCAGATCGGGCGGCGTAGGACTTATGTCCTGCTCCTCGGCTCGATCGAGTCCTGCGCCGCCCATCCATTGAGGAGAGAACGTGTCCGCGATCATAGGCAAGCAGATCACCGAGGAGCACCGGTCCGATGGGCCGATGGTGCCTGCTGGAGTCAGAGCCCGTGAGCCTTTCTTGTATGCGGTCCATCCGCACAAGTGGCCCTGGGATGATGCTCATGGCGATCATATGCCAAAGCTGAATCGGATCCCGATCACCAAGGGCTGCGGCGGCGTTGACAAGGACGGCAATGATGCCCTCTTGCGCGCAGGCCTCGAGGAGCATGACTACATCGTGATCCGCCCATCCGATCAGCGATTGGGCAAGTGGGCCAACTACACGTTTTCAGTGCCGCACGCTGGCGGCCGGAAGTACATCGTGAGCCGGTTTGAGGTAGAGGGCTCTGGCAATGTGGAGAGCATCGCCGGTCATCTCTACGTGGACAAGGACCAGGACCTCGAGCGCGAGTTCAAGTTGTTTCTGCTTTCGCAAAACATCGTTCCTCCGCTTGCCCTGCGCCTTCGTCGTCACTTCATCCTGCAACAGCGCGAGCGGGTTGCGCGGATCCAGGGCAGAGCAGAGGCCAAGGACTCCGCTGCGCTCAGGGTCAAGCTCAAGGCTGCCAAGAAGCGCCTTTCCAAGATGGAGGCCGCCAGAGAGCGGGCGCAGGGTGGCCCTGCCGAGGTCGCGTCAGCATGAGCGCCGGCGAACACCCAAAGGGCAGAGAGGCCATCCGCAAGATGACGGAGCACACGATCAAGAGCAATCCTGGGATCGACCCAAGGAAGGCTCACAAGATCGTCAAGGCAGCAGCCGATCGGCACTTTCGCCGCGAGCGCGCAGAAGGCCGCAAGGGCTGATGCTGTACGTCAATGAAAGCAAGATCAGCCTGAGAAGTGCAGTCGCGCCGATCCAGGCAGCGAGAAGCGCTGCGGCGATCAGCATCTCTGAGGCGCCACATGTGCGCGTAGATGGCCTCGGCGGCGTCTATGTCGTGAGTTTCTTCACATCGAGCAAGGCTGCGAAAGCTGGCAAGCGCGAGGGCGCACTGGTTGTCGCAGAGCACATCAGCAGCGGAGGCGTCAACAGGACCAGAGTCCTCACAGACACCAGAAGCTGACAACCTGCGGCGCCGCTTGGCGTCGCTCCAATGGAGCGCAGGAAATGGCAACACCATCACAGAGCAAGGTCCTTGACGGGGCACTGAGAAGCAACGGATCCGCGGCCTTTGTCAAGGTGGGGGATGCCGTTGTGGCAGATGCCGCCCTCGATGCTGGCCAGACAACCCTTTACCTGGATGAGGCAGCCAACAAGCTGATCTTCAAGGCGAAGTATTCGGACGGCACGGTCAAGACCCACGAGCTTGCGCTCACTTAGGCTAGGCGATGGCGTACGCTTTCACTGAGTCAAGAGTGGTTGATCGGACCCAGGGCCGCCAGACCCTCACGATCCAGATCTCAGAGACTGACGCAGCTGCCGCGTCTGAGTTCTCGATCACGAACCTGCCGCGCATGGGAAGGATCGTATCGTATCGCGTGACGCTTACCGCAGGATCTGGCGCTACGGTCAATCCCAAGGTGGGGACCTCCGCGGCCTTTGTGGTGGACAGCCAGAACCATGTCGGCAGCAACACGACGACTGCCGCACATGTCAACGATCAAGTCGCGCTTGGCTATGCCTCGAGCGATGGGCGGCTCTTCGTCCGCAGCTCGGTCAACGCGGGCGCGGACAACGCGATCAGCACTGAGATTGTGATCGTTGAGGGCGGTCAGAACTGATGGCATGGACAACACCAGGGGCAGGCGGCGCAGGCGGCGGCGGGACAGGCGGAGGCGGGCTCACATCGCCGGTTGGCGTAGCTGATGGCGGGACTGGCAAGACGACGACGCCTGAAGGCGTGGCGGCTCTGCTGGGGATCACCCCAGTCAGCAACGCGGCCGTGGACTTCTTTGTGGACGCAGTGGCCGGCAGCGACGCAGCAGACGGGCTCACGTCTGGGACCGCGTGGCAGACGACCGCGCGCATGGAAGAGGCGGTCCAGTACAAGCGCGAATGTCAGCTGTTCAACGAGGCGCTGAGCTTCACGCTGGTCGGCGGCGACAATGCCAGCGGCGCACCACTCGGCACCCAGCAGACCTATACGCTTCCGGATGAATATCTGCGATGGGGCAAGGTCACGATCAAGGCCACTGGCCGCTTGCGCGAGTTCACGAACACGATCGCAAGCACGACGGAGCTTCAGGTCGGCGGCGTGACCGGCGGCCTTCAGGCTGTGGTCAATGGTGCGCCGGGCTTCACGCCTGGGAAGGTGGTTGGCCTTTTCGCTGAGAATCTGACGAGCGGGGAGGTTGTCGGAGTTGGTCATCACGGCTCTGCGACTTCGTTTCAATACGCGCAGAGCCGCTCAGCGGGCGCATGGACGCCATCGTTCTCGGCCACGGACAGCGTCGAGTTCTACCGCCACGGAGCCAAGCTGGTCCTGCCGGCAACTGCAAAGCGCGAGCGCTGGACTGAGTTCCGCGTCGAGGACTGCGAGCTAGATCATCTTGGGCCGCAATGGTTCGCCCAGGGAACGACCGACCTCGTCCGCGTGTTCGTCAACGGACCGCGCCTGTTCCCTGAGGTCGGCGGAGGGGACATGGTCCTTGAGTCCTGCGTCTACAACTACGACAACCGCGCCGGGCCGCACTATGGATCGAACCTACACATCAAGGGCTGCGTCATCACCAGCGACGGCGTTGACGGCGGGCTGAAGATCAACGGCGGCGAGCTTCGTTTCACCGGTCACATCCTCGCTGTGGACTTTGGCGATTGGGACCTAGAGGACAACTCACTCATCCGCGGTCAAGCCAACGCAGGCGCGCACGCAGTGCTCTACACGATCGACGGCGGCACGATCACAGCGGGAATCACGACGGTTTCGACCGCAGATGATAGCGACTACATCCGCGTCGATGACTTTCAGATCGTCGGCCGACTGCGCGCTGGCAAAACCAACATCTTCAAGGGCTCGCCACATTTTCAGATCAATTGGAACCCGCTCAACGACATCCAGCAGAGCGGCGGCTCTCCTGCGCTCGTC